TGGCGGCCCGCTTTGGCGGCAAAAGTGGCGACCAGCCAGCGACGGTATAGACCCAACTAGAGTCGGATCGCTTTCTCCAGAATTGGAAAAAGAGCTTTGGATTTATCGCCCGATTCTGGCTGGGAAATGTACGATAGAAGGCGTGATTAACGGCGATGTGACGATTGACCACTTGATGAAACTGAATGCTTTGTTGGATATGAGTACCGCGATGGAACAGTATTCACAATTCATGGCAGAAAAAAAGAGCCGGTGAATACCGGCTTTTTTATGAGGGAGAGATAAAATTATTGTACGTGAACTCGTGACCCGCTTGGGCTTCTCCGTTGCAGACTCAAACTTGAAAAAGTATGAGCAGGGCGTCAATAATATCAAGTCGTCCGCCGAAAACGCCGCTAACTCATTCCGCAATATGTTTGCGGCATTTGTTGGATTTTCTGCTATCAAGTCGCTTGCCAAGACCGCAGACGACAGGCAATCTATGCAGGCACGTATCGGTATGCTGCCGCAGACGATTGGCGAAGCTGGCGATGCGTTCGATGTGGTAGGCAACCGCGCTACCGCTGCGCGCCAGTCAATTGATGCGTATGGCAATCTATATATCAAGTTGCAGAACGCTGGCAAGGACTTTATCAAGACGCAGGCCGAAGGGCTGCAAGTCACTGATACGCTATCAAAGGCGCTTGTAGTTGGGGGAGCGTCGGCACAAGAGCAAAGCTCTGCCATGCTACAGTTCGCCCAAGCTATCGGCTCTGGCGTTCTACAGGGCGACGAACTGCGAGCCATGGGTGAGGCTGCGCCACAATTTATGGACGAACTGGCGAAGGCTATCGGCGTTCCACGCGATCAGATTAAAAAGATGGGCAGCGATGGCAAACTAACGTCGAAAATGGTCATTGAAGCCGTAAAGAAAATGTCAAGCGTGTTTGATGAGAAATTCAAACAAATGCCGATGACGATTAGCCAAGCGATAACCATTGGTGCGAATAAATGGGACATGTTTGTTAATCGTATGAATCAAAAAAGCGGGGCCGTAACCAGCGTTGCTAATTTCCTGCTGGCAGGGTTTGACAAACTCGAATCTGGCCTAAACAAAATGGTCGATTTCTTCGGCGGCGCTACGCAGACGATTAAGCTGTTTGGTATTGTATTACTCGCTGCATTTGGACCAGCAATCATTGGCATTATCGTTGGTGGATTTGTTGCGATTTTTAGCGTGGCCGGTCTGCTGTTTGGTGGATTGGTATTGCTTGGCGTTATACTTGAAGATTTGTACCAGTTCTTTACTGGTGGCGAGTCGGTTATTGGTGATTTTATCGAGTGGCTGCGGTCCGGTTCTGTAATGGCAAATGTAATGCTTCTTGCTCTAACTGCCCTGGCTGGAATTCTATTCGTCGTTGCTGTCGGGTTTGCTGCCGCATGGGTCGCTGCACTTAGCGGACCAATGTTGATTATCATTGCAATCATGGCGCTATATGCTGCGTTTTTGTTTTTCAAAGACGAAGTGACCGTATTTATGGCAGACCTTTGGGCATCAATCACGATGGGGTTTTTTACTATGATTGAAGGACTAAAAAGCGCATGGGCTAATTTCAAGTCATTTTTCACAGGCGGAGTTAATGCCAATGTAACGGCAAGCACGGTAGCAGGAGCGGCATCTAGCGCTGGCGGCACAGGAGCTCCAAGTGGCGCAGGACAAAACGTTACCATTAACCAGACACTGCCGCCAGGATCAACGCCAGAAACTGCAGCAGCCGCGAAGGGTGCTACAATGGAAGCCATGAAAGCAACGGATAACGGCCAACTCTCGCGGCAAATGGGGCAAGCGCAATGACCATTGGAATTCTTTGCGACGTAGGCCGTTCAAATGATTTTGTGCTGCAAGAAGACGCGCAAGGGAATCTATTTAGTCTTGACCTTGACGTAACGCAGGACGAAGCGCATGAATGGTCAAATGACGTAACGCAGTTCCCCGTCGAGATTGGATCGCCAATTACCGACCATGTCCAGCCGCAGCCAGATAAAGTTTCTATGTCTGGAATTATCAGCAATTCAGCAATTGGCGAAGTTGCGCTAAATAAGATCAATAACGGCGATGACTTGGTGCAAAACGCATTTGATTTGCTGCGCAAGCTTATGGATGATCGTATTCTAGTTACTGTTTATACGCGCTACAAAGTTTATACTGATATGGCATTGAAGTCGTGCAATATTCCGGCTGATTCGTCCATCGGCGACTCGATAAAATTTAAGATGGAATTTATCCATGTTAGGCTTGTCAATACGCAAACGGTTGATGTTCCTGATGGTATTAGCAAGAAGTTGGATAAGAAATCGGGCGATAGTGTCAAGAAGAAAACTGAGCCGCAGAAATCGGCAGGCAAAGTTGAAGCAAAAGAGCCTGAAAAATCATCGTCATTCATCAAGGGGTTTTTCAAGTGACAATACTATACGAAATCCCACTCCAAGCCGGAGCGGCAGACCAAACGCTAGACATTACGCTGGAAGAAATCCCCTATACGCTCCGCGTCCTATGGAATGAACGTTTCGGCTATTGGTCGCTGTCGATTGCGTATCGAGACGGAGAGGCGATCTTAACGAATATCAAGATGGTAAATAACTGGCCGCTGCTGGGAAAGTTCCAGCGGCTAGAGTTAGCTGGGGATTTTTACTTCGTCCATAAGGCCGGAAAGACTTATAGACCTACCTATGACGACGTAGGCGGCGAATACGGGCTTTACTACTACGATCCTGAGACAGTTGCAGACCTGCCCGTGCCAATCTCACCACGGGGCAGCACGCAAAGCGTGTGGGATGGCGGTAATACAATCTTTATTGATGGTGGTGTGATTTCTAATTGGATTTGATAAATGCCACAATTTCAACGCGTTGCCTCGTTAGTAGTCGGCCAATCAGGAAAATCCGGAATCCTGATCGAAGACCTGCGCTTTTCGTTCAAGATCGAGAAGACGCTCAGCGAGACGCTGAACAATTCAACGCTATCAATCTACAACCTGAATCGAGATAGCCGCAAACTGGTAGAAACGCCTAATAACGCCGTCATACTGAAGGCAGGCTATGCGCAAGACGTTGGGCCGGTGACTTGCTTTACAGGAATCGTTCGGCGCAGCCTAACCGTTCGCGATGGCGTTGATTGGCGAACGGACTTCGAGCTAGATGACGGGATGATTGCGTATCGGGATTCCAAGCATACCATTTCATTTGCGCCTGGCGTTAGTGGCGGAGCGGTACTATCCGCTGTGGCATCAAAGTTCAATTTGCCAATTCGCGCTTTGCCAACTATTCCAAACAAGACCTATCCGCAAGGGTTTAGCTTCGTTGGGAGAACCCGCGAGGCAATGACGAAGGTTTGTAACTATCTAGGGCTTGAGTGGTCTATCCAGAATCAGGAGATTCAAGTATTGACCAAGGGCGGATCGCTCAAGCGCACAGCTATTGTCATTTCAAGCGATACAGGTATGATCGGATCGCCAGCGCTTGAAGCCAAGACCATGAGCGACAAGGCGGCGGCGAAGGCTGGGATTACGACTGATAGCGCAGGGGTTATCAAGCGGCCGAAAGAGAATGATCGCGGCGAGGTTTCGACGCAGCTAGAAGTGCAGGGGTACAAAGTCGTTTGTCTGTTGCAGCCGACCATTGAGCCTGGGCATGTGGTTAAGTTGGTGGCGGAGGGGGTTGATGCGTTTATGAAGGTCGAGAAGCATATAATGACTGGAGACACTCATTCGAGCGATTGGAAATCAGAACTTAGCTTAAGGTTTATCTGATATGGCAGAGAATACAGACGATTTTGTTTCATCCATTCGCAGCCTCATCAAGTCCGAAATGATCGACGTAAATACATCGATCAACGGCGTGGTAACGTCCTACGCCAACGGTCTAGCAACGGTCAAGCCAACGGCCAGCAAAGCGTATCAGGACGGCGAAAGCGAACCTTTCCCGCTGATCTATGCGGTTCCTGTGCGCTGGCCCAGCTTCAATGGCGGACAGTGCGGATTCAAGGGACCAATCAAACCGGGTGATAATGTTCTTGTTGTATTCGCGCAACAGGCGATAGATGGGACTGACGACCAACGGCGATTCGACCTGAACGATGCTTACTGCATTCCTGCGCATAACTCTATGGCTGGGCAAGGTTCGAACAACGACGATACGATCATGTACTTCGGTGAGGCGTATATCAAATTGACCAGCGCCGGGGCTATGGAAATCAATGCCCCCGGAGGTTGCAAAATAATCGCCCCATCAAATGAATTCACTGGAACAGCATCTATCGGCGGACTATTCACCTATCTCGCAGGATTGGTTGGATTCGGATCGGCAACTAACGATGGGAAAAACATCGGAAACGACCATACGCATACTGGTGTGACGATTGGAACCGGGACTACTGGAACGGTGACGTAAGAAAAAGCCCCGTAAGGGGCTTTGTTTTATCAAACAAACATACAAATTCCGTACTCTCCAAGCCTGACGCCACACCTTACAAGGTCTCGCACCTGATACTCTGTAATGTCTGATTTTTCAAAATCATCCTCATCAACATCAAGGTAGATTTCGTCATGTTCAGCAGCGCTTACCATGCCGCCAGTGCCAGGGAAAAGTTTGTCGAGCATCATAAATGCGTGCAGGTCTGTACGATTGCTCATCTTGTTTTCGATCAAGTCAAACTTCAAAAAATCGTCATCGAACTTTTCAAAAACTTCTTGTACGTTTTCCATTTCTGATCCTTATGTGTGATGGTGTATCGCATCATCTTGGTATTTTGATCTATTGTCAAGCACTTTCTACACAATAGTTTTTGCCTATCGCAACACCGTTTTATAATAGCTTTATGAACGATTTATCCTTGGACCCTATCACACATGACCTGCTAATTACCGGGCTTGACATGTCGGTGATTAAAGGCGCTGATCGCGTGCGCCAAAATGTGCTGATTAAGCTGCGCCTATGGGTTGGAGAGTATTTCCTAGACACCGAGTTTGGCACGCCATACATCGAGTCCATATTAGGCAAGCAAGTATCCCTATCCGGCTCAGTAGCGGCTTTGAAAAAGTCGATTCTCGAAGTCAATGACGTATCAGCCATAACAGAATTCACCTATACATTCAATCGCAGCGCACGGTCGCTCGATGTAAATTTCGTATGCTCAACGCCTTACGGGCTGATTAGGATTACAGCATGACGCTAGGACTGACGACAGAAGGATTTAGCCGTGACCGCTTAGCGGATATCAAAAGCGAATACGACGCGCTAGTTACTGACGCGCTCGGTCCTGTAAATACAAATGCAGATAGCGTTATCGGGCAGCTGGAAGGCATTTGGGCGGAGGGTTTGGATAACGTTCAAGAAGCCCTACAAGACACTTACGATAGCATGTATCCATCAACCGCAGAAGGCACAAGCCTAGACGGCGCTGTTTCGTTCGTCGGTCTGTCACGTATTGCCGCATCGACGACAGTTGCTACAGCGGCTGTGTATGGAACTGAGGGAACGGTGGTCCCCACTGGATCAATCGTTCATGCTGACATCACCTATACATCGACTAGCGATGTAGTTATCTCTCGCGCAAATGTCCTAGACGTAACGATTTCAGTCAATACAGTCGCTAACTCAACGGCCTACAATATTTTTGCAGGCGGCGTATCTTCAACGTACGTTAGCAGCGCATCAACTAGTGCCACAGAAATTTGCGCGGGTATTGCTGCTGCGGCGGCGTCTGATGATTTGCTGGCCGTAGCAACTGGCGACACGTTGCGAATTACTGCTGCTGATGGCGTATCGCCGTTC